GCATTTCCTGACGCAAAAGACAGAGCTACTATTGTTGAGTTTATGAATCAAAAGATTTTTGAAAACTTTGGCATGACTCAAAAATTATTTAAAGCAGATATAGATGTTTCAGCATTTGGAGAAATGGATTCTGTTTCTGGGTACAGAGAAACTCAAACAGGCGCAACTATGCCAAATGTTTTTGATAAGAACAAATTATTTCTTATGCCTTTGCAAGGTGCTGGGAACTTTACAGCTAGCTCTGACAACTCACGATATATAGTTATGGAAAAAACTGCTAACGGTGGCTACAGGCCATTTATGCCTACTCCTCCTGTGGATACAGAAGGAGATGATTCTGTAACAATGATGCCTACAATGGTTCAGTTTAGCATTAATCAGATGAGGCAGGCAGTAATGTCTACCAAACCAAAAACAAAAACAAATGCAGCAACAGAGGAACAAAGGGAATTAAAAGAACGGCAAATGAAAGCTGGGAATCTTTATCCAGATGGCGTTTCTTTGTTTGGAACAACTATAGCTTCAGAAGCATTTAATAGATGAGTATTTATAACAACGCTGGAAACATTCGCGCTGGTCAAGGCTATGCTGGTGAAACAGATGAGTTTTACTATGATGCTAATGGTGAGCCATATGTAATATTTGATTCTCCAGAGATGGGTTTGAGAGCTTTGTTTGTTGACCTTAGGTCAAAGCTGAATGAGTTTGATGGTGACATTGCTCAGATAATTACTAAGTATGCGCCACCATCAGATAACAACCCTACAGATAACTACATTAAATTTATTCAAGATAAAGTTGGCAGTGACAAAGCTGCAATAAATGATCTGCCTAAAATTGTTTCTGGTGTTATTGAATTTGAAAACACTACAGAAACAGCAAACTATTATCTAAAGCCAAAGTTATTAGAAACAGCTTTTAAGCTTTCCGCTGTTAGCATGCCGCAATCAACTAGACTTTCTGAAGCTTATAATCTTGCTGGAATATCAAAGCCAGTTAAATCACCATTAAACGATTTATCTAATCAAGAGCTTGTAAGTGCAGCTCAAGAAAAAATTGATAAATTTAGTTTGCCAGATGAAGACGAGAGAGAGCCTGTTATTAGCGCAGTAACGCCAGAGCCAACTAAATCTGAACTAGCAACAGTTAAGGAAGTCAGACCTAATGGCGTTTTTAAACGTCAGCCTGATACTATAGATTCTTTTTCTTCTATTCCAATGCTTGATCCGTTTACGCATAATGAAGTGTTTTATTCACAAGCGGAATTAAAAGGCGATCCAACATTTAGCGAAACTGTAGCAGCGTCTATTGGTTATCAGTACGATCCAATTATTGAACATATTAAAAATCAAACTAGGTTTGGTTCAGAGGTTGATAAAAATTATAACTCTTTAGAAGACATGGCTGGCTATGAAGCTTATGAAGGTGATTTAATATTTGCTCAAAACAAAGAGCATATGGTCGAATTAAAAAGAGCTATTGATGAAAATGTGGCGCGTAGACAAGTTCTTGCTGACTCAAGTTTTGGTTCCCATTTTTTTGCTGGCCTTGCTGATCCTATCAACCTTGTTGCGCTTCCCTTTGGTGGTGCTGTTGTTGGTCTTGGTCGTTCTTTTGTAAGAACAGGAACATCAGTTGCTGCATTGCAAGCGGGTCAAGAAGTTGCTCGCGCACCATTTGACCCTGTAGGAAGTGATGCTGAAATAGCAATTAACATAGGCACAGCTTTTGTTGCTGGCGGCTTGTTAGGTTCAGCAATATCTGTCCCAGCTACACGCAGAGCCAAAGCTTACAAAGCAACAGAAAAAGCTGCTGGTGATAGACAGCTTAGTTTAACACCTACAGTTGACTCAAGAAAGTTAGCACCAACTCCAGAGCGTCCATTTTCTCAAGTATCAGATCAAGATGTACAAGCTGTAGTAAGCGAAAATCCTAGAGTAATAGTAAGAGCTAGAGAAGTAGCTGATGAAGCTGAAGCTAAATTAAATGCAGAAAAATCTAATCTTTCTGAATCTGAAATTGCTGATCTTGAAAGCGTTATAAAAAATAACAGAGATGCTGCTAACAAAGCAGAAGGTGATTATAATTCATTAAAAGCCGAGCAACAACAAAGGTTAGAGCTAGGCGAAAGAAACTTTACAAGCACAGACATGAGCTTGCCTAAAAATTTATTTACAGATAGTTGGGCTTTTAAATTTGTAACAACACCTATGAAACGTGTTTTGCAAAGCGAGAACGCTCCAGCATTAGCTAAAGAAGTAATACTAGGTATAGCTGGTGACTCAGGCATATTGCTTAATTTGCATAAAAGAGGCCTTACTCTTGGCCCATCTGTTTATCAAAAAGCTGCTATGCGTGATGGTGAGTGGGTATCTGTCTATGATGATCTAAGAGGTTTGTATGGCGAAGAGTATGGCGTAGGAAAGCAAACCGTTCTTGATTACAATGTTGGTGCTGCTGCTCAAAAGGTTGCAGAAAAATTAAAAGTGCAGCCAAAAACAAAAACATTTGTTGAGTGGATGACTGATGTAAACATTAAGCGCATGAAAGGTGAAGCCCCAGCTTCTAAAGCTGAAGCTACAGCCATGAGTCGTATTGATGAATACTACGCTCAGTGGGAAAAAAGATTAAAGGGCAGCGGTGTTATTGGCAGTACAGAATATTACAAAGGTCATTTGCCAAGGCTTGAAGCTGACTTGCTTTCTGTTGAAAACGCTATAGCTAAAATTGAAGCAACAGCAGGTAAAGCTGTTTCTAGTTTAAAAACAAGAGAGCTTGATCTTTTAAGATTAAAAGCTAACAAATTAAAAGATCAAATAGATGACGCTAATTTTCACATAGAAAACGCAAGCAAAGCTTTAAGTATGCCAGCTAATGAAGATGTATTTAATCCTCGTTACTGGAATCAAGCTTATATCTTAGACAATAGAGACAAGCTAAAAGCTATTTTGTCTTCTTGGTATCAAGCAAATCCATATATATACAAAGCTACAATTAATTCTATAACAAAAAAACAAACTGGATGGAAACGAGTAGAGCTAGACTCTAGCATTACAGCCACAAACAAACGTGCTGATGATACTATTGATGAGATACTGGGCATTAAAGACCCAACAGATGTTAACTCTCAATACTTTGGTCATGGCAGATCAAAACATTTTAAGCATCGCGGCATAGATATTCCAAACAAACTTGTTATTGAGTTTATTGAAACTAATCCTGTTAATGTTATGAAGACATACACAGCTAAAGTTGCGCCTCAATATGAGTTTATGAACAAGTTTAACAAAAGCATTGATGATCTGCTTGATGACGTAGAACTTAACATGCTTGCTGAGGGCAAGATGAGTGGGCGTGACATTGATGCTGCGTTACGAGACATACGCCATTTAAATGATAGAGTGCATGGCACAGTTATTCGTGAGCCAGATGCTTTAAACTACAAAGCAGCTATAATATTAAAAGACTTAGCCATGTTAAATTACCTTGGTTCTGCTGGATTTTCTACACTTCCAGACTTTGCTAAGATAATGATGGAACATGAGATGGGTACAGTGTGGAAATCTTTGTTTGGTGTTATGAGCGACAACAAAGTACGTATGAGTGCTGCTGAAGGACGCATTGCTGGTGAGATTATTGACATTTTAAAAGGTGACGCTCATTTACGTTTTACTGAAAACATGAAAAACAATCCATTAAATGAAGGCTTTATGTCTAAGTTTCGTACTGGATTCTTTATGTTAAATGGCGTTGCGCCAATGACTACTATTTTTAAAAAGATGGATGCTATTGCTAGAGGGCATACATTAATTGATTACTCTATAAAATTAGTTAACAAGAAAGCAAGCCCAATGGAAGTAGCTTATTTAGCTAGATACAACATTGGTGCAAAAGAGGCTAAAGCTATAGCTGATGCTCCTTGGGATAAAACAGAAGCTGGTTTGTATTTACCTAACACAAGAGAATGGACTACAGGTAGAAAAGAAAGTCTTAATTACATTAATCTTGGAGATGAGGTTATTGTTTCAAGATTTGGAGATGAGTTTAATATTAAAAAAGTAGTGACTGACCCAGTTGAATACGCTGCTGCTCGTAAAAAATTTGGTTGGGATGACGCAAAAGAAGGTGTGCCATTTGGTCATTATGAGAATGGTATTGTTTATTTAAATACAGATAAAGTTAATGATACTTTTGTTGCATTAAGTAACAAAGCAAGAAGAGAAGAATTTGCTAGCAATCTAAAAAAACAAAAAGCAAGAAAAGATTTAACAGACGCTCAACGCGAGTCTTTAATGCATGCAGAATTTAGACTAATAAACGCTGATAGATTTAAAACAAAAGAAGATTTAGCAGACTTTGTTCTTTTGCATGAAATGATGCATGGCAAGTTTAAAAGAAATAAAGGCGAAACTTCTATAAAATATGAAAACAGAATAAACAGACTAGCAATGAACATGTTTAAAAAAGAAAAGCCTGTTAGTGAGCGTGTAGCAACTCAAGATACTGTAGAAAATTTTCGTACTGCTATGAACTCAGGCATTATGAACACTGTTTTAATGGGTACGCCAGCAGATAAACCTATTGCAGTTGATGGTGTATTTTACGTTCCTATTCATGTAGCTAGAAAAGTATTTCCAAATATAAAAGAAGACCCTAAATTTAAAGGATATTATAGAATTGAGAATGGTTTGTTAGGTATGCCATTCCAGTTTATGTCTTACAGTTTTGCAGCAGCAAACAAAATTACAGCGTCATTAGCACAGGGTCAGATAAAAAACAGAACAGTAGCTATAACCGCATCTATGGGATTAGGCTACATGGGTATGGAGCTTAAATATAAAGATTATCAAATGGAACAAATGGCATGGCCTGATGTTATAGCTCGTTCTTTTGATGCATCTGGTGTAGCTGCTTTGCATTCTGATTTATTTTACACGGCTATGAATATAAGTCAGGCATTAGATGGGCCTAATATTAGTGGCGGTCTTATCAAACCAAAGTTTAAACAAGATAAAAGTGCTGTTGATGCGTTTTTAGGATTTGCTGGGGCTGGCCCTTCTTACGCTGTAGATGTAGGTAGAGGTGTTAAAGAGCTTCTTGATGGTAATTATGGTCAAGGTGCTAATGAGTTAGTAAGAAGACTACCTGCTTCTCAACTTTGGTTTATTAAAGATGAGATTAATGGAATGGGTAGAGCCTTTGCCGGAGGGCGTTACTAATTGTGCGTTGAGCATTTTGTTAAATAGGAGTAGGGTTTTGGCATGACTATAAACATAGCTGATAACACACCGAGAAAATCGTATACAGTTACGGCTGGTAATACTTCAACCTCTTTTGATACTGAGTTTGAATTTTTTGCTGAAGCTGATTTGAACGTATACGTTGATGGCACTAAAAAAACCCTTAGTGCAGATTATACTGTAAGTGTTGGGAATGGGTCTACTGGTACAGTTGCCATGTCTGTGACTGGAGCATCTGGTAACAGCACAGTTGTGCTGACCAGAAGCATTGCGCTTGAAAGAACTACTGATTTCCCATCTCAAGGCGCATTTCAAATAACATCATTAAATACAGAGCTTGATAGAATTACAGCAATTCAAGCTGACCTTAATGATGAAACACAAAGATCAATTAGGCTTGCAGATGACGATACTGATTTGTCAATGATACTCCCGCTTAAAGATAGTCGTGTAAACAAAGTATTATCTTTTGATTCTGCTGGTGCTTTAACAACTTCACAAACAATAGGTACATCTAAGGGCAGTGATGCAACTGTTACTACAGCCGCTTATGTCAAGCATGACCTAATTAAATCAACAACCACTGCACAATTAAACAATGTGTTTATTTGTATTGCTGACTCGGTGGTTGGTGATTCATTGACTGATACAGATCATTTTTTACTGGTAGTAGACGCTGTAGCAGCCGCAGCATCGGCAACAGCCGCAGCAAACAGTGCAACAAATGCAACAACTACAGCCACAAATGCTGTTGCTGACACTACAAAAATTGCAAGCAATGCTGAAGATTCTCAATTTACTTTAAGTGACTCGTCTACCACTGGTTTTTCTGCGCTACATTACAAAGAAAAAGCCGAAGCAGCTAAAACCATAGCTCAAAATATGAGTGGCACGGCTGCTACCCAAGCTGGAAACGCTCTTAGTTCTGCAACCGCTGCTAACAACGCAAGAGATGCAGCAGTTGCGGCACGTGATGCAACATTTGTGGCATTGGATAGTTTTGATGATCGCTATCTTGGATCAATGGCTGACAGTCAAAGTCAGGCAATAGTAAATACAACAGGCACTTGGGTTACAAACATAGAATATCCATCTCAATTAACTGTCGCTGATGCAACAGGAATTGTAGTTGGTATGCTTGTTACATCAGCAAGCGGTGTTCAAGCTGAAACAAATGTAATTAGCATTAGTGGCACTACTATTGGCGTGAACCAATTCTTTTCACAAACTGTAACAGACCAAGCTGTTACCTTTACGGGCCACGGCGTTTTAGGTGATTTTAATAGCACTAAAGATGGCCCTGCTACAGACAACGACAACAATGCACTTGTTGGTGGCCAGCTTTATTACAACACAACTGACGCAGCAATCCGTATTTATAATGGCTCTGTTTGGGTTGCTGCTTACTCAAGCGGTGCTAATTTCCTACCTCTTGCTGGCGGCCAGCTTACTGGAAACTTAACTTTTTCTGGAAGTGAAACTGTTGATGGGCGTGATGTTTCGGTAGACGGTACTAAACTTGACGCTATCGAAGCGGCAGCAGATGTGACTGATGCCACAAATGTAACGGCGGCTGGTGCGGCAATGCTGACAGGCGCAACTTTTACTGGCGCAGTAGTTGCTCCATCAGTTGCTGTTGATAATATTAATATTAATGGACAAACTATTTCAACAACAGACAACTTACACTTGTTTCTATCGCCAAATGGAACTGGAGATATAATTGCTGAAGTAGATACTTTTACTATAAAAAACACATCGGATGGAATTTTAGGCCCAAATTTGGTGCTAGATCACACTTCAGCATCACCCAGCACAACTGATACCAACGCAATATTTTCCATACTTGCAAACGATGCTGGTGGAACTGAATTTTCTCCAGTTCAAATGACATATCAAACGCCTGATGTAACTTCTGGCACTCCTACAGGTAAGGCAATAATTAAAGTTAAAGAAGATGGAACTTCTAGTCCAACAACATATGTAACTTTTGACGGTGATGCTGAACAAGTAACTTTTGCGAAGCGTGTTGTCATGCAAGCAACCACAGACCTCGAAGCAGTTAACGAATTAGTGGGAATACTTACAAGCACAAGTGGAACGGTTAGTGTAAATACAGCACTTAAAGCTATTATGTTTTGCACAGCAAATCAAACAGCAGATCGCACAGTTAATTTTACAAGTGTAAATAATACACTTGATATCGGTCAAAGTGTGACTTGCGCTGTACTCCTAACTTTAGGTTCAACAGGCTATTCCCTTAATGCCTATCAAGTTGATGGCTCTTCTGTTACTCCAAAATGGCAAGGCGGCACTGCGCCAAGTGGTGGAAATGCAAATAGTATTGATGTTTATAGTTTTACAATCATCAAAACTGCTGACGCTACATTCACGGTTCTAGCTTCTCAAACGCAGTTTGCGTAAGGGGATTTTAAAATGCCTATGTTAGGAACAATTGGTGGTAGTTCAGCTAGAGGATTTGGATTTCAGTCTTTAGTAAGTGCTTCATTAAATTTTGTTTTGTTGGACACTATTACAGGAAACGATGGTTCAATAAATACTTGGACTAACAAAAGTTATGATTCAAGCGATGGGCTGCCTGCAAATGAAACAGGTAGAGTTATTTTTTCTTACAAAAGTGGATCATCTTTTACTGGAGATCAGCAGATTGATAGTGTTCAGATAGATGGTGTAACTAACACATTTGCAAGCGGATCTGAGAACTATGAACGAACTCAAGGTCTAACAGGATCAAACACAAAGATTTTATCTGACTATGCAGACAATGCTGCAAGAATAGATGCATATGAAAATGATATGACTTGGAGTTCTGTTTCGACTAATACCAACGGAAATGGACTTTGGCTTAGAGATAAAAGTGGCACTGGTTCAACTGGCACTGGTTCAACAGTTGGGCCAACAGGATCAAACCTTGATTTTTACTTGTATTATGAATCTAGCGGTACAACTTTTCCACAAGCAGGATGGCTAAGGACGCCATCTGTGACTTTGGACGCAAGCCCAAGCGTTGCTTTCAAGTCTAGTCGATTTGGCCCAACAATGGGGCCATTAGAAGTTTGGTGGGTTAGCAATGGTTAAAATGAATAAACCTACAGCCGCATCTGTTCAAAGCCAGATCGACACGCATGAAGCTGTGTGTTCTGAGCGTTGGCGTGAAACTATTACACGGATTAAACGCATTGAACACATTATGATTGGCTCTGCTGGAACTACAATTATATTGCTATTAAGCGTTGTAATGCGAGGCTGACATGGTTGTTGCCGAGGTTCTAACTGGCATTGCTTTGGTGCAACAGAGCGTAAAATTTATAAAGGAAAACATTAGCACTGTTCAGGATATAGGGCAGATTGCAAACCAGATAGATGATTTGTTTGCTGGTGAAAAACAGGTGCAGCAAGCTAGGGCTAAAAAGTCTGGCTCTGGTTTAGGAGATCAGTTTGGCGTTGACACTGTAGCTAAAGAAATCATTGACGCTCGTATCGCCGCAGAAAATTTGGCTGAAGTGGCTCGGCTTGTGGACTTCCGCTTTGGACACGGAACTTGGGCTGGCATTATAGCTGAGAGAGCAAAGCGTATTCAAGAAGCCAAAGAGTTAGCTGCTGCCGCCAGACGTAAAAAAATACAAGCAGACCGAGAGTTTGAAGAAGGTGTAAAACAATTTTTTTTAATTGGTGTAATTATTGCTGTAGCATTTGCGTTAATTATTTTTCTAATGGTTAGTGTGGCAAAGGCATTTATTGTTTAATGCAAAAGAAATTACAAAAAAAATCTAAGTTTGCTGAGTATGATGAGGATGGTGACGGTATCGTTAGTGATGCTGAACTTATGCACGTTAAAGAAATAAAAGCAACGGAAGATAATCTCCGCAAAAATTTAGCTCAACTTAGGATGGCTAGATACACCTTGATCTCAATGGGTGTGTTTACTTTGTCTATGTTTTTCATACCATTAGATAGAGTTACAGCTTTATCAGATATATCTAATTTATTTTATATCAGTGGTGCTGGTATCGTTGGTGCTTATATGGGTACAACTGCGTGGATGAATAGGAAATGAAAAACGCAGCTACAAGATTGAATGAGGCTAGTGAAGTTACGATTCCTCTCCGCAATCTAATAAGCATGATTGCTTTTACTGGTGTATCTGTTTGGGTTTACTTTGGATTGGTAGAGCGTATTGCTTTTCTTGAGCATAACCTTGAGCTAACCATGCAAGAGGTAGAAGAAAATGATGAGTGGATTGACAATTGGAATCCACCAGCATCCGTTCAAGAAGCAAAAAAGAAAGTCCATGAATTAGAGATTGAAGTTGCTAGAATAAAATTAATGCTTGAGGCTAAATAATGTGGCAAGCCTTAGTGACAGCTTGCTTTATAGCAAACATGAATCAATGTATAGTCTTGGAAGGGCAACAGTGGTTTGAAACTGAGGCTAGGTGCAAGGCCAGAGCGTTAGAAATGGCTGGTGATATTAACCGTTATATGAAGTCTCACAAGCCGACTAAATACAAATGCCGTAAGTTGGCAGGGGGTATGTTAACTAGATGATACAAGCTCTTATAGGCCCGATAGCTAATCTTGCTGGGTCATGGATGGATTCTAAAGTCGAACAGACCAAAGCTAAAGGTGCTGTAGCTAAAGCAAGAGCAGAGGCAGAAGCACAGGTTATGGTTACAGCAGCTACGCATGAGGCTGGCTGGGAAAAAATCATGGCGCAAGCGTCAGATAATTCTTGGAAAGATGAAGCGTGGACAATTTTGTTTATAGCTATAATCGCCATGTGCTTTATTCCGTTTACTCAGCAGTATGTTGAAGATGGGTTTGCTGCGTTGTCTCGTACACCAGAGTGGTTTCAGTGGGCGATGTATGCTTCAATTGGCGCAAGCTTTGGTATCCGTGGCTTAAAAGGTATAAAGAAATGAAACTATCAGAGCATTTTAGTCTTGAGGAAATGACCAAGAGCCAGACAGCTTTGCGGCGTAACCTTCCTAATACGCCCTCAGAAGCTCAGACAGAGGCGTTAGTTCTTTTGTGTGAGAATGTACTAGAGCCAGTGCGAAGCCACTTCAGCATACCATTTACGCCCAGCAGTGGCTATCGCAGTGCCGAGCTTTGTGTCGCGATAGGTAGCTCCGTGTCCAGTCAACATGCAAAAGGTGAAGCTGCTGACTTTGAGGTGCCATCTATATCTAATCTTGAGTTGTGTACTTGGATTATTAACAACCTAGATTTCGATCAGCTTATTCTTGAGTGTTATACTGGTGGTAATACAGGGTGGGTACACTGTAGCTACAAGCCAGAGGGTAATCGTAAAGAAGTTCTCACATACGATAAAGAGAATGGTTATCGTAAAGGTCTGCTAACTTAAAATGGGCCAGCCGCAGTCTGGGAAACGGCTGACCCACTAGCAGGCGGAGAACTAATCAACCTGCTTTAAAATGGTACATCTTCATTTGGCTCTGCGCTAGTTTTTTCTGTTTCTAATTTCATGAAGTCACTAGCTGATATAGATTTTAAGCTACTGGTTTCGTCTTTGATGTTGTCACCGAACTCAGGTATCTCATCGTCTATTGGCTTAGGCTTGTACTCTGATACCTGCAAAGACATGTAGGCATTGTCATCCTTCATCTCTTTCCAAGATGCAATCTTCCATTTTTCTGGCCCCCATGGGTGCAGCCCATCAAGTGGGCCACTGTAGTCAGGTGCTTTCTCATTGCCTCTCTTGTCGTTGGGAAATAAGCATCCTATTTTTTGGAATACTTCGATGCGCTTCTTGCCATCTCTGGACTCAGCCATGATGAGTGCTACTTGTCCGTCTTCCCCCATAACATTAAGCTTGCCTTGTAGTATAAGCTGTTGCTCGGGAAAGGGTTTGAAGGCTGCGCCTCTGTTGGTGTTGTCATATTCAGTCATTGCTGTTCTCCTTTTTTGTACGCTCTTCTAAGAGCCATAATATTTTTTCTATCTTATGCTCAAGGTTAGTGAGCCTCATTTTTATTTCTTCTAAATGTAAAACAAACTTTGAAGAAAACATTATTCAGCCCTCCATATCCTGTGATGGTTAAGGTTCTCTCTTCTTGTAGCAATCTTTATATCCCATGTTTTTGCAGCCTGTCTCACAGCTGCAACAAAGCCAGTACCAATAACAATGCTGTCTCCTTTCTTCATACGCTTTAAGATACTGTACTTTGATCCATATCCATTTGGCATTGGTACGTCTTTTTCAATTTCATACTGTTCCATTACCACTTCTCCTCTGGTGGCAACCTGCCATCGTCATCAAGCTTAACGCTCTTGACCTTTGTTACCTTGGGGTTAGGCATGCTAGCTGAGTTACCGTCATCATCTTCTGATGGCAGTCCGAATGCAGATTGTAAGCCATAGCGTTTAGCGTATGTGATACCGCTGCCCATCTTCTGTGGATCAGTAGGGTCTTTGACTAGAACAGGTGTGCGTCCGGTCATTGACTCGCCTGACTCATGCATAACAACTGTAGTTACAAAGATGTGATGCTCATCAAAGTCAACAAGTTGTGTGAATGTAAGGCCACACTTGCCAGCTTCTGCTCTGACAGTCTCAATAACTTCTTCAAGACTGGCATAGTTTGATTTGAAGAATGGATTTTTTGCAGTCTTCTTGGCTGCTGCTCCAGTGTTGTGAAACTGGATGAGTGCTTTGGTTATGTTCTTTAGTTCCATCTTAGTTCTCCTTGACTGTGATTCGTAATGATCCGCGCTTATCGCGTTTGATGGCTAGAAGATCACAGTATACTTCTCGCTCATCGTCACCAACCATAGCCTTGAGATCAGACTTGGCTGACTCAAATAGCTTTGCTGATTTCTCTTGTTCGATGTAGTCATGGCATCGGCTGATAAATTCGTTGTCGGCTGATGCATCTCGCTTGACTAGGCCATCGACCTTGATCTTATCTATAGATACAGGTGGCACTTCGTTGTCACCGAAAGGGCGGGTGTCCTCAGTGACATGCCTCCAGAACTCAGTGATGTGTACCTTCATCTTGTTGATGTAGTCCCAATCTTTCTGTACATAAACAGCAGCCCACTTGCGGTTGCCAAAGATTACAGATAGATAGCAGCCTTTGGCTTGATGTAGCCACATGTAGAACTGCATCTGTGGCATGTACATACTCAAACAGTTTTCCATATTGTTTGTTTCGTATGTGTGTTTGCACTCAATAATCTCGTCAGTAAATTTTCTATCCATCATAATGTGACCATCTACTTGACCCTTGAGAGGCACACCTTCCCAGTTCATCTCTGCTGTAAGGCCATGACCTGCG